ACAAAGTGTTTAGAACACGAGAAGGCACAGTATAATGGCATTTACTAATTACACAGACCTAAAAGCTACAGTAGCTGATTACTTGGCTCGTAGTGATCTAACATCACAAATACCAGATTTTATTACTTTAGCTGAAAATAGATTAAGACGTGATCTTCGTATCCGCCAAATGCTAAAAGTAGTTACAACAACAATGACAGCTGGTGATGGTACAGTTGCATTACCTAGCGACTTTTTAGCTATGCGTGGATTATATCTAGCAACTAATCCAGTAGCTACAGTAGAGTATTTAAGTATACCTAGTTTTTATACTAACGGTAGAACTACAGAATCTGGTAAACCTACAAAATATACATCTTTAGGTGCTGAATTACAATTTGCACCTATACCAGATAGTGCATATACACTTAATATGATTTATTACGCAGCACCAGAATATTTAAGTGCATCAGTATCATCCAATGTGTTTTTAGCTAATTGCCCAGATTTATTATTATATGGTGCTTTAGGTGAAGCTGAACCATATTTAATGAACGATGCAAGATTACAAACATGGGCTTCTTTATATGATAGAGGTCTTAATTCATTAACATCTTCAGATGATTCTAGTGAGTATACTGGCAATCTATCTATCACAACAGCATAGGAGCAAAACATGGCAGAAATGAGTAATTATTTAGAGAATGCACTTATCAATGCAACTCTACGAAACACATCATACACATCACCATCAACAGTTTATGTAGCATTATTTACATCTGATCCAACAGATGCAGGTTCTGGTACAGAACTATCTGGCAATGGATATACAAGAAAATCAGCTACATTTGGTGCACCATCTAACGGTGCTTCAGTAACAACTGCAGATATTACTTTTGACCAAGCAACTGGTTCATGGGGAACAGTATCACACATTGGTATTTATGATGCTTCATCATCTGGTAACTTACTTTACCATACACCATTAACAACATCTAAAACTATTGATACAGGCGATATTTTTAAAATAGCTGCAGGTAGCCTATCTGTTACATTAGCTTAAGGTAAATTATGCCAACACCAATGACGCTAGAAGAGCTAGACGTTTATGGTAGCTTGGAAAATGTACCATATAGTTTAGATAACACATTTTATGATAACGGAACTAGAGTTTGTGGATCATGGACTCTAGATCAGTTAGATGTTTTTGGAAGTATAGATAGTTTAGCAATATCACTAGATGACTCAATATGGGAATCTGGTGCTTGTATTAATTTAGCTGATGCAGTTATTACATCTAATGCAGACGTAACAGCAGAAGCAAATAGATTAAGAACAGGTGAAGCAAGTATTACAGGTGATGCTACTGTAGTATCTAGTGCTATAAGAGTAGCTACTGGAAATGCTGTTATTACAGGAAATGCTCAATTAGAAGCTGATCCTACAAGAATTACTTTTGCTAGTGGAAGCATTTTAAGCGATGCTACAGTATCTGCTGATGCTGTAAGGGTGTTAGTAGGTAATGGTGAAATAAATGCGTTAGCAAGCGTTTCTGCAAGTCCTATAGCTATTTATGAGTCATCTGCAGACATAACTTCTACAGCTGAAGTAACAGGCGAAGGTATTCGTTATAGACTTTCAGAAGGAATAATTACAGCTAATGCTCAAGTTGAGTCAGAGGCTATTAGGGTAAGAACTTCTGTAGCAGACATTACTGCAAGTGCAAGTGTCTCTGCATTAGGTGGTATGACTTATTCTGGATTTGCTGATGTAGAAGTAATAGCTACTACACTATGTGATGCAAATGCAATTTGGTATGGAGTTGGTAGTATTTCAGCTAATGCAACAGTTGTTGCAGTGGCTAATAGGCTAGGTGAAGAATGGAATAACGTACCTAGTGGTTCAGAAACATGGTCAAATGTTTCAGCAGGAAGTAATACTTGGAATAATGTTAGTGTAGGTTCAAATACATGGACAGACATTGCAACAGGAAGTAATACTTGGAATAACGTTTCATCTAGCAGTAATACATGGGTTTAATTTAAGGAACAATTATGGCAAAGACAAAAATTTCAGAATATTCATCAACCAGTGCTGGTGCTGCGTTAAATACAGACATAGCAAACATTAATATTGATGAAGGATGTGCACCATCTGGCATAAACAATGCCATTCGTGCATTAATGGCACAAGTTAAAGACTTACAGTCTGGTGCAAGTGGTGACACTATACCATTAACAGCAGGTGGTACTGGTGCAGCCAATGCTACCACAGCTAGATCAAATTTATCTGCTGCAGCTAGTGGTGCTAATAGTGATATTACTTCAATTACAGGATTAACTACTGCACTTACAGTTGCACAAGGCGGTACAGGTGGAGCAAATTCTACAACAGCTAGGTCTAATCTTGGTTTAGTCATTGGTACAGACGTAGGTGGTATTGCTACATTAGAAACATGGACTGCTTCACAACGTGGCACAGTTACTACAGACAATGATGGTTCATTTGATATGAACGTCACTAATAACTTCTTATGCACACCTACAGGTACATTTGCTCTTACCTTTACTAATATCACAGCAGGTCAAAGTGGCTATGTATTATTAGTAAATACAGGTGGTCATGCAGTCACAGCAGCAGCTACTACAAAAGTAGGAACTACATTCTTAACCACAGTAAGTGCAGCAGGGACATATTTACTATCTTATTTCTCTAATGGCACTAACGTATATGTAACAGCTTCAGGAGCTTTAGCTTAATGGCTATTTTAAACAATAGTAATGCCATCTCTAGTGGTGGCTATGACATAAATAACTCACTTCGCTTTAGAAGTAGTGCTAGTGCTTATTTGAATAGAACTCCTGCAACCACTACAAATCAAACTACATTTACATTTAGTTTTTGGTTAAAAAGAGGAAGTTTGGGTGTTGAACAATTTTTATATGTTGGAAGAACTGGTTCAAATTTTCCAGCATTTGCTATAAGATTTAATTCTAATGATACATTGCAAATAGACCAATATACAACTGGTGGTACTTTACAATTTCAATTAACAACAACTCAAGTATTTCGTGACCCTAGTGCTTGGTATCATATTGTTATTGCATTTGATACAACACAAGGCACATCATCTAATAGAATAAAATTCTATAGTAATGGTTCACAAATAACATCATTTAGCACAGCTACATATCCATCATCAAGTTTAGCTGTAAATGTAAATACTACTAATGTTCAATATATTAACAGTAGTCCAACAAATGGTTCATATTCTGATTGTTACATGGCTGAATATAACTTCATAGACGGCTCTGCTAAAACACCTTCAGACTTTGGTGAAACAGATACAACTACAGGTTCATGGAAACCAAAAGCATACACAGGCACTTATGGCACTAATGGTTTCTACCTTAAATTCTCTGACATAGCTACTACATCAGGTTCTAATGCAGGTCTAGGTAAAGACTTTAGTGGTAACGCTAACTATTGGACTACTAATAACATATCTGTAACTGCTGGCACAACCTATGATGCTATGATAGACAGTCCTACGCTAACAAGTGCGACTGTGGCTAATTATGCTACTTTAAATCCGTTACAAGTAGCAAGTGCAACCTTGTCTAATGCAAATTTAAGCATGGTAAGAAGTGCTTCTGGATATGGCGAAACATCATCTACTTTTAGTCCTGAAGGTAACAAAGGTTATTTTGAAATTACTCGCTCATCAACTGGAGACCATTTGGCAGGTTTTATATTAAATAGTATTTCTCCAAGCACAAATAATTATACTGCGTCTGGTAGTTATTGGTATCAATGTGATACAGGAAACGTAAGATACGGAACAGGCGGTTCTACAGCAGCATTAATTACAGGATGTACTTCTGCTCCAACAGGCAGTCAAATTATTATGGTTGCATTTGACTTTACTGGAGGCAATAGAAATGTTTGGTTTGGATTACAAGGAACTTGGGGGGTAAATGCAAGCTCTCAAACTGGTGTTCCTTCTACTGGAGCATTTCCACATTTAACTACAACACAATTAACTGATGTATGTAGACTTTATTTTAGTAGTGGTGATGCTAATACATTCTCTATTAACTTCGGTCAAAGACCATTCTCTTACACACCTCCTACAGGCTTTGTAAGACTAAACACATATAACCTACCTGATAGCACTATCAAAAAAGGTAATACTGTGATGGATGCAACGCTATATACAGGAACAGGTGCATCACAAACTATAGTAAATGCTGGTGCGTTTAAGCCTGATTTAGTATGGATAAAACAAAGAAGTAGCACAGAATGGAACACTCTTGCTGACTCTATTCGTGGAACAAATAAACAATTATTTAGTAATTCAACTAATGCAGAACAAACAAACGCAACATTTTTAACAGCTTTTGCAAGCAATGGGTTTACTGTTGATACAAGCACAGGCACTAATGGAAGTGGCTCTACCTATGTAGGTTGGCAATGGCAAGCTGGACAAGGAACAAATACATCTAACACGAGTGGCTCTATTACATCTACTGTATCTGTAAATGCAACTGCTGGGTTTAGTGTGGTGACATTTACTCAACCTGCGTCTGGTTCATTTACTATTGGTCATGGTCTTGGTGTTGCCCCTAAAATGATTATTGGAAAAGACAGAACAAGCGCTTCAACTAATTGGGTTGTTTATCATTCTGCTTTATCTTCTCCTCAATCAAATTATTTAACATTAAACACAACAAATGCAGTAACTTCTAGCACTAACATTTGGAATAACACCGCACCAACATCTACAGTTATTTCTAGTATTTCTGGTTATATTGCAAACAGCAACTCAAATACAGTTCTTTATTGCTGGGCAGAAATAGCTGGCTTTAGTAAGTTTACAAGCTATACTGGAAATGGTAGTACTGACGGACCATTTATTTTCCTTGGCTTCAGACCTAAATTTGTGATGATAAAAAGAACAGATGGCGGCACAAATAATTGGGTTATATTTGACTCTGCTAGAAACACATATAATGCAACTGGTAAAGAGTTAAAAGCAAATACATCTGCAGCAGAATATGATGGTGACTCAACAAACCCAAATGACTTTTTGTCAAATGGGTTGAAAATTCGTCATGATGGAACAGCAATGAATATAGCTAGTGGCACATATATAGTAGCTGCATGGGCTGAAAATCCCTTTAAAAATTCTAATGCTCGTTGATGCCTAGAAAAATAAACATTATTGGTAAGAAGTTTAATAGATTAACTGTATTAAAAAAAGTTGATGCAGGTAAGTATCAATATAAATATTTATGTCAATGTGATTGTGGCAATAAAAAGATAATTCAAAGCACTAGCATTGTTCAAGGCACAACAAAGTCATGTGGTTGTATCAAGACTGAAATGCTTGTTAAAAAGAATTATAAGCATGGACAAAGCCATACTTCTGCATATAAATGTGCTTGGTCAAGAGTAATGCACATGAAGCGTAAATTTAGATTACCTAAATGGGCAGATGTTGAAGCTATTAGACAGTTTTATATGAACAAACCACAAGGATGTGAAGTAGACCATATAATACCTTTAAGTGGTAAAACAGTATCAGGGCTTCATGTATTAGAAAACTTACAGTATCTAACCATTGCAGAAAATAGAAGTAAAAATAACAAATTTATAGGAGTGTAACAAATGTTTTTATTAAACGGTAACAGACTTCCAGAAGGCACATCCTTCTATGACGCTAATGGAGTTCAATATGGCTCTGGTTGGCTTAACCAAGCTACAGAAGCACAAAAACTAGCTATTGGTATTACATGGGTAGCAGACCCTGCACCATTTGACAATCGTTTCTACTGGGACACAGACTTACCTAAAGCCCTAGAAGATAAACTTGAAGTTAAAGAAGATGGTTCACCACTCTATAAACAAGTGTATGACAAAGTTACAGAGTCTATGGTTGATACTACAGAACAAGTCGTTACTAAAGGTCTTAAGTCTAACTTTATTGCACAAATTAAACAAACTGCTGGTTCATTACTAGCACAAACTGACTGGTATGTAGTTCGTAAAGCAGAACGCAATGTAGACATTCCTGCTAAAGTAGTTACTAAACGTGCAGCTATCGTTACAGAAGCAGACAGACTTGAAACAGCAATTACTAATGCAGCAAATGTAGAAGCTCTTATTGAGGTATTAAACGCACAAAACTGGAGTGAGTAATGCCTACTCAAAGGATACAATTTACAGAGTGGTTACCAGATCAGCCTACTACAACTGGAGCATTGCTAGAGGCTAATAACGTCTATCCACTAACAGTTGGATACGCACCATTTCCATTATCTGCTGACTATTCTGCTGCTGCTAGTGAAGATCTAAATAACGTAACTGCTGCTAAATTTAATTTAACTACAGTTTTATTTGCAGGTGGAAATACTAAACTATTTAAGTTTAATGCAGGCACATTAGCTTTAGATAACGTAAGCAAATCTGGTAACTATAGTAGTACTAGTCGTTGGAGTTTTGTACAGTTTGGAAATTCTGTTCTTGCAGCTAATAACGTAAACAAGATTCAGTACTGGGCTATTGATTCATCATCTTTATTTGCAGATGTATCTGCTAACGCACCTATAGCTAAATTTATCACAGTTATTCGTGACTTTGTAGTGGCTGCTAATATTAGCGGCACACCTAACAAAGTACAATGGTCAGACATCAATGATGAAACTGATTGGGTGTCAGGTGGTGCTTCACAATCTGATTATCAAGTTATTGCTGAAGGTGGAAACATAACAGGCATTACAGGTGGTGAGTTTGGTATAGTATTATTAGAACGTGCTATTGTAAGAATGTCTTACATTGGTTCACCTCTATTCTTTCAGTTTGACACAATCTCTCGTAATCTTGGTTGTTCTACTGCTGGTTCAGTTACACAATATGGTGCTATGACATACTTCCTAGCAGACGATGGATTCTATGCTTGTGATGGTACACAATTATATAATATTGGTAATGATAAGGTAGACGAATACCTTTATGAAAACATGAACATTGCACAGCAAGAAACAATTAGTGCTGCAGTAGATCCAGTAAGAAACATTGTAGTATGGAATTATCCTAATACATCTGGTGGTCGTTCACTTCTGATCTACAATTGGCTAGTTAAAAAATGGTCATCTGCTGATACATCATTAGAATATATTGTATCTTTAGCTACATCTAACGTTACACTAGAAGGATTAGATGTATATGGTACTTTAGAAGCTGTTCCTGCATCTTTAGACGATAGAGCATGGGCAGGGGGTAAGTTCTTATTTGGTGGTGCAGATGGTGGAAAAATTGCTACATTTACAGGTGTTAATTCTACTGCATCTTTAGTAGTAGGTGAAATGGAGTTTGGATATAACTCTGTACTTACTTTAGGTAGACCACAAATAGACAATGGCTCTGCAAGTCTTTCTGTAGCATCTAGACGTGAATTAGATGACGCAATTACATATTCTACACCATTAGCATCATCATCTGAAGGTAGAGTGCCATTAAGATCTTATGGTCGTTATCATAGAGTTAAGGTTACACCTACAGGAACATGGACACACGCTATTGGAGTTGATGTAGATTATACACAGAATGGTGGTAGATAATGTCTAGGGATATGTACCGTAAACTGAATTGGCAAGGTGGTACACCTCGTGAAGTATCAGAAATAGTAAACAATCTTGTTGAAGGCAAATCTAATAATACAGGTGAAATTACTTTAGCTGCTAGTGGTGCTACTACTACAACCATTAGTGATGAACGTATAGGTTTTAATTCTGTAGTATTACTAATGCCAACTACAGCTACTGCTGCTAGTACAACGTATGCTGAATTTCCTTATGGTGCATGGCAAGATAGCACAACACAGTCAGCAGCAAGTACGACTACAGCATATCCTATTACATTTAATACTGTAGACTATGAAAGTGGAATTACATTAGCAAGTAGCTCTCGTTTAACAGCTACTTATGCTGGACTATATAACCTTCAGTTTAGCTTTCAATTATCTAATTTAGCCAACTCTACAGAAGATGTAGACGTATGGTTTAGAGTAAATGGAACAGATGTACCAAAGTCTAATAGTATATTTGGTTTAGCACCTAGAAAAAGTGCAGGTAACCCATATCATATAATTGCATCTATGAACTTTTTTGTTTCATTAGCTGCTACAGACTATGTGCAGATTATGTGGAGAGCATCTAGTACAGACGTTACTATTAAAGCTCAAGCAGCACAAACATCACCTACTAGACCAACAACACCTAGTGTTATTGCTACTATGCAATATGTATCAGATGGTGGTTATTCTAGTGGTTTATTTGGTGGAGTATATGTAAGTTCTACCACTAAAGGTAGTGCAGTTATTACGCATCCAGCTAATACATTAACAGATAAGACTTATCGTTATCTAGTGGTGGGTTAATATAAAGCCCATATGTTACAATAGCAAGATGATATTACATTATATACCTAAAGATAACCTACGTCAACATTGGGAATATGTTAGACATGGTTTAGAGTTAGTAAGAGCTAGAGGTCATAATGAATGGCTTCCAGAAGATGTTTATTGTGATTGCTATGAAAACAGATCAATGTTATTTGTAGGTATCATAGACAACAAACCAGTAGGATTCGTAGTACTTCAACCAATCGGAAACAGGCTTCATGTATGGGCATCATGGTCAACTATTAATGACATGACTCTCTTTATGCAAGCATTTCAAGAAATTCAAGCAATAGCAAAACAAGGCGGTAAAACTAAAGTTACATTCAATTCAGAAAGAAAAGGATGGAAACGTAGGGCAAGGCAAATGGGTTTTAAACCTCAAACATGGGAATATACACTTTAAGGAAATAATATGTTTAAGTTACACAATTGGGTACAAGAATTAGTACAGTCATTTACATTTTATGGTGGTG